ACGCCGACCGGCACCGCGACCAAACAGGGCACGGTGAACATTAAAATTGCTGAGATTGAAGCCGAAGCGGTGGTCGTAGAAGTGGACGACACTGTGGCCGATGTAACCGCTAAGATCACAAGCGCCATTAATGCGGTACTTGATGTGCCAGCGCTTGCGACTGATAACTCGACTGACGTAGGCTTGGCGGCTAAATGGGCGGGCGAGTCGGGCAACGATTTAACGATCACTATCGATGAGCCGGGCGACCTCGGCATTACGTTTGCTATCACCAACTTTGCGAATGGTGCGACTAACCCGGACGTGCAGCCAGCGCTCGATCAGTTTGGTAACGTGTGGTACAGCATGGTTTTAAATTGCTTGAACCAGAGCGACACAACCGCACTAGATGCCATTAACGCGTTTGGTGAGGGACGTTGGGGCGCGCTTACGCGTAAGCCTTTTGTCTCATTTAACGGCGTGACCACTGCGGACGTTAACACCGCGACCACATTACCGGACTCCCGCGCCAGCGACCGCATTAACGGCCAGCTTCCCGCACCGGGGTCGAACGAATACCCTGCGGTTGTGGCCGCGCGCCAGCTTGCACGCATTATTGTACGGGCCAATAACAACCCGCCGTATGACTATGGCAGCCTAAAAGCTAATGGCATTGCGCCAGGCACTGACGGCGAACAGTGGGACTACCCCAAACGCGACCAAGCCGTCAAAGCGGGTAGCTCTACTATTGAAGTGCGCGACGGCGTAGTCAATATTGGCGACGTAGTTACGTTCTATCATCCGTCGGGTGAAGCCGTGCCGCCTTACCGTTATTTGGTTGACATTGTTAAGCTGCAAAATATCATTTTCAACTTGGATCTGATCTTTGTTAACGAAGAATGGGACGGCGCACCGCTTGTACCAGATGACCAAGCGATCACCAACCGCGCAGCTAAACGCCCTAAAGATGCAGTAACCGCTATTAACGGCGTGATCGAAAGTCTTGGTCTAAATGCGATTATTAGCGACCCTGACACAGCGAAAACGCGTACCGTAGCGGGCATTAACGAGCAGAACCCTAAACGGCTAGATGCTCGCGCGACTGTTCAGCTAGCGGGCAACACAAACATCAAGTCCGTAGATCTGGACTTTGGCTTTTACTTTGGCGTAGCGCCGTTAGTGGCGTAATAGGGGGTTATCATGTCGGTAGTCGGTCCAATTCAAGACGTATCGATCAACGGTCGCACGTTTGCGGTCGCTGAGGATGCCGACGTCAGCCGTAATCTAGGCGGGCGTCAAAATACTTTACTGCGCAACGGTAATGGCACCGTGCGCGTACAACAAAACAACGTAGCGTGGTCGCTTAGCGGCTTACAGCTAGCCGTTGATGATGACGCGGGCGACCATGAGTTTTTGCAAAACATCGCAAACTCGGGCGGCCTTGTGCCGATGAACATTACCTACGCTAGCGGCGTGGTATATGGCGGACAGGGTACGATCACGGACGAAATGACATACAGCAGCGCGAGCGGTACGGCCAGCGTCACCTTAAGCGGTCAAGGCCAACTCGCTAAGCAGTCTTAAAACGGGGTTTTGATATGCTGCGGCGGTCTGTCCTGTGCCCTCGGCCGCTTTGTTGCGGTGCCGCAGCACCAATTACAGGACTAGTATTATGAGTAACGAAAAGTTTACAGTCGATGCGGAAACCGCAGAGGTAGAGTTTGATCGGTTTTGTGACGCGATGGACCTTGAGTTCGACGAGTCACAGATGGACGAAGAAACCCGCGAGCAGTTCCGCGCGTTAAAGCGTAAGTTTATTACTGCGGTCCGTAAAGGTGTGCTCGAAGTCAACGACAACGGCGAGCCCGAGGTCAAGCTGTCTATGAGCTACGGCGAAAACAGCCCCACTGTGGTTAAATTCCGCGAGCCTAGAGGATCGGACTTTATGCAAGTCGACCGCGCCAAAAAGAACGAATCCGCTAAAAAGTCTTACCTAGTAATGGCCTCTATTACGGGACAGCCCGTAAAACTGTTCGGCGACATGCGCAAGCGTGATCTCGACGTGTGCCAGGCGGTCATCGGGCTTTTTATGGACTGACGCGGGCGAGGCTCGTACTAAAGGGCGGCAGCCGTGCGCTATTCCCACGTGAGGGCGGCAATAGGTACTTTACGATTTACATGTCGATGATGTACCAAGTTTTGCAAGACTTTCACGGGATCGCCGACTACCGCCAGCTATCCGCGTCTGAAATACGTTGCTTTTACGAGCGGCTACGACCACAATTAGAGAAGTACGCAAAGGACAACGGGGGCAATAGTGGCTAGATTTTCAGTTGATGCAGTCTTTAAAGCGATCGACCGCGTAAGCGCCCCTGTTGGCCGTATGCAGTCGCGCGTAAAGCGTTTCGCTATGAACGCCAGCGCGTCTATACGTCGCCTTGACCGCCAAATGTCTAAAGTGACAGGCGGCATTATGCGTGGGGGCGCTGCCGTTGCTAAATTCGGGGGCGCTGCCGCAATAGCGGGCGCAACCGGCCTCTACCTTGCGCTCGATAAAGTCGCGGCGTCTGCCGATGAGCTGGCCAAGCGATCCCGGCGCTTACAGTTCCCCATAGAGGAGATGCAAGAATGGCAGTTCGTGGCCGAGCAGTCGGGCATATCCGCCGACCTGTTCGACAACTCCCTTGAGAAATTCACAAAACGCATTGGTGAAGCACGTAGCGGCACCGGTGCGATGGTTACGCTTTTGAAAAAGCAAAACCCTGAGCTTTTAGCGCAAATAACGAACACTGACAACGCCGCCGAGGCGCTAGACATATACCTCGAAGCCATGCGCGGCACAGAGAACCAACTCGACCGCACCGCGCTGGCTACGGCGGCATTCGGCATGAAAGGAGCGCGGTTCTTAAACATCACTGAGCAAAGCGCCGACGCTGTAGCCGCTTTACGTATGGAGCAGCGCGAGAATGGTGTGATCACTGAGCAACAAGCCGCCGCCGCTGAGGCGTACAACGACGCGGTTAACAGTCTTAAGCGCTCGCTATTCGGCATTATGCAACAGGTGCTTATCCCGTTGATGCCTGTTATTACTGAAAACGTACGCGCTATGCGTGAGTGGGCGGTGGCGAATAAAGGCCTCATTCAGTCAAAAGTAGCGGAGTATTTCGCCAAGATCCGAGACTTTGCGGTCGACGTGTGGAACAACTTTGAGACGATTGTAAAATGGGTCAAGCGGATCGGTATCGCGTTTGCAGTATTTGCTAGCATAAACGCCCTGCTCAAGACCTTTACGGCGGTAATGACGGCCGTTAACGTAGTCATGGCCGCCAACCCCGTGGGGCTTATCGTGATCGGTATTGCGGCGCTTATTGCCGCCGTGTCTGCGCTAATAATTTATTGGGACGAGTTCGTTGATAAGTTTGTGCCCGAGCCTTTGCTTGAGGCATGGGACGGCGTGAAATCGTTTTTTAGTTCGCTATGGGGCGGCATAACGGCCGAGTTCGATAAAGCTATGTCGTACATAACAAACGTCATCGACAAGGTAGTCGGCATATATGAAAAATCAGTCGGGGCTATTCAGTCAGGGATTGACAGCGTGGGCGACTTCTTTAGCTTTGGCGACGATGAGGAAGAAACGACTAGCGGCGGATCGTCTGCGGGCGCTACGTCAATGATAAGCCCACAGGAGAGAACCGCGCGCATGATAACCGAGTCGCGTAGCATGGAGCGCAGCGAAGTTGTACTCCGTGACGAAACAGGCCGCGCCGAAGTGACCCGCTCGGGCACTATGGCACCGCTACGTATTGAACGCTCAGGAGCCCTATAATGTGGGAAGATAGACTCATAGAGGCCGCCTACACTCCGCCCGAGGGTGAGCGGCTTACTTTCTTATACGAACAGGTAAGCGTCGAGTTTGACAAAAAAGCCAGCCTGTACAGTTTCCCCGACGTTAACGGTACGTACGTTCAGGACTTAGGGCGCACCGGCCGCCGCTACCCGCTACGTGTTATTTTGTCGGGGTCAGACTATGACCTTGACGCGACCGCGTGGCTTGAAGCGCTCGGGCAGACCGGAACAGGCAAACTAGAACACCCCGTATACGGCACGGTAAACGTTGTGCCGACGGGCTCAATACGTCGCCGCGATGACCTTGTAGAGCAAGCAAATCAGGCGATCATTGAGGTTACGTTTGTAGAGACAACAGGCACGATATACCCAAGCGCCAGCGCTGACCCTGCCGACAACGTGACTACAAGCTTATCGGACTATAAC